CCGGAAGAAAATATTGATGATGGTGAAGTTTATACTATAAATATTCACAATTTGCGTGTTTTAGTAATTTTTGATGGTGAAGATGATGTAACTCGATACTCTGATGAACTGAGAGAGAAAGGTACTAAATTAGTAGTTGTTGAAATTGATAAAGAATTGGCTATTGAAATGTGTGAGATGAATGGATATAATTATACAATTGTTGAAACTAATGACCTTGTACTTCCTTTAGAATAATGATTATTTTTGAAAAAATCCGATGGAAAAATTTCTTGTCTACTGGTAATCAATTTACAGAAGTCAATTTAAATGATTCCACAACAACTTTAATAATTGGTACTAACGGTGCAGGAAAGTCTACAATTCTAGATGCTTTGTGCTTTTCATTGTTTAATAAATCTTTCCGTAAGATAAACAAAAATCAATTAATTAATACTACAAATGAAAAGACCTGTGTTGTTGAAGTTGAGTTTTCTATTGGGGTAAAAAAATATAAAGTTGTTCGTGGCATGAAACCTGGAGTATTTGAGATATGGATTAATAACGAATTGCAAAATCAATTTTCATGTACCACTGATCAACAAAAATATTTGGAACAAAATGTATTAAAGTTAAACTATAAATCATTTACACAAATTGTTATTTTGGGTTCTTCTAATTTTGTTCCCTTTATGCAGTTAAATCCATCTAGTCGTAGAGAAGTAATTGAAGATCTTTTGGATATTCGTATATTTTCTCAAATGAATGTGATCACAAAAGAACGTATTAAATCTTCTAAAGATCAAATATCTCAACTAAAAAGTGACTTTAAAAATATTGAAGATAAAATTTCTATGCAGAAGAGATTTATCAAAGAGTTGGAAGATCGTAGTCAAAATGATGTTCAAGAGAAGAATGATGAGATACAAAAACTCTTATTTCAAGAAAATGAACTTACAAATACTAATGAAATACTTAATGATGAAGTAAGTACACTTAAAGAAACGATAAATTCTTTATCTGGATTTGAGGAAAAGCTTGGGGATTATGCTGATATAAAATCAAAAATCTCTCAAAAGGTTTCAATTGTTTGTAAAGAGCATAAATTTTTTAATGAAAATACGGTTTGCCCCACATGCGAACAGAATATAGAAGAAGATTTTAGGTTAAATAAAATTGAAGACTCTCAAAATAAAGCAAAAGAATTACAATCTGGTTTAGAGCAACTAGAAAAACTAATTCAAAATGAAAGAATGCGAGAGTCTAAATTTAAAAAAATATCGGGAGATATTACAAATAACCTTAATGAAATTTCTAAAAACAATACTACCATTTCTGGGATACAGAGACAAGTTAAACAACTTGACTTTGAAATTCAAAGAATTACCAGCAGAGATGAAACTGGAAATACTGAATATGAAAAGTTAAGTGAGTTAATTGAAGAGGGTAAAGAAGTTGCTTTAAATTTAGATAAAAAAATAAAGTATAAATCTAACTTAGAAATCATTCATTATCTTTTAAAAGATGATGGAGTCAAAACTAAAATTGTAAAAAAATATCTCCCCATTATTAATCAACAAATTAATAGATATCTTCAGTTGATGGATTTTTACATTAACTTTAGACTTGATCAAGAGTTTAATGAAACTGTTGAATCTCCTATTCATGAAGATTTTTCATACTCTTCTTTCAGTGAAGGTGAAAAGATGAGAATTGATTTAGCACTTTTGTTTACTTGGAGAGAAGTTGCTAAGTTAAAAAATTCATCTAGTACAAATCTATTAATTATGGATGAAGTTTTTGATTCATCTTTGGATGGATATGGAACAGATGAATTTATGAAAATTATTAAATATGTTGTACAGAAATCAAACATATTCGTAATCTCTCATAAGAATGAACTTTATGATAAGTTTGATAGTGTTTTAAAATTTGATAAGGTGAAGGGATTTAGTAGTATGGTCAAGACAGTTTAGAAAGTGTCCTAAGGGGTCTATACAAGACTCCTTTTTCGTTTATAGTGGGTTCAAAGCAATGAATCGAGTATGTCCGTCAATTACGAAATCAAGTCACAACTAGCTAAGTTGCTTGCTACCGAAGACCTTATGGTGGAGCATAAGAAAGTTGAGACTGCGTGTTTCAATGTGGATACCAGAGTTTTGACTCTTCCTATGTGGGACAAGGCATCCAATAATGTTTATGATCTTCTTGTAGCACATGAAGTTGGTCATGCATTGTTTACACCAAATATTGATTGGACGGAAAAAGTAAAGATCAATCCAATGTTTGTGAACATTGTTGAAGATGCAAGAATTGAAAAATTGATGAAACGTAAATATGGAGGTTTGTCTAAAACTTTCTATCGTGGATATCAAGAATTGAATGATGATGATTTTTTCTCTGTAAAGGAAGAAGGTGTTGATAAATATGGTCTTGCTGATAAAGTAAATCTTTACTTTAAGATTGGTAATTTTGTTGATATTACTTTTAAAACTTTTGATGAAAGTAATATTGTAAAGATGATTGCTGATGCAGAAACTTTCGATGAAGTTTTGATTGCTGCTGAAGCTCTTTACAATTATTGTAAGAAAGAGAAAGAACAATCTAAAATTAAGAATCTTGATGATCATGAAAAGTCACAGGGTTCTGCATCCGGAGAAGTACAAGATACAGATCAAGTTCCAAGTCAAGATACAGATCAAGGATCGGATGAAGACACTGATCAAGGTGGTGGAGATATGACTCATGAAGAGATGTTAGATGAAGCACAGGAACGTGAATCTCAAAATGATTCTGATGAACTTAAAATTGAGACAATGAATTCTCTCGATCAAAAATTGAGAGATCTTAGTAATCTATCCGGCGAAGAAACACAATATATTGAAATACCTGATATTAATTTGGATAATTTTGTAATTGATAATAAAACGATTCATGATCAAATTGATCACTATTTCAATACCATTTCAACAGGAATGACTGAAGATGTTTTTGAAGGATCGGATACTGAATATAATCAATTCAAAAAACTTGCTCAAAAAGAAGTCAATTATCTTGTAAAAGAGTTTGAATGTAAAAAATCTGCAGATGCATATGCTAGATCTTTCACATCTCGTACTGGTGTTCTTGATACTTCAAAACTTCATACTTATCGACACAATGAAGATCTATTTAAAAAAGTAAATATCGTTCCGGATGGTAAAAACCATGGATTGATCTTTATCATTGATTGGTCTGGATCAATGTGTCATTACCTAAAAGATACGATAAAGCAACTTTATAATCTTGTTTGGTTCTGTCAAAAGGTCAAAATTCCTTTTGACGTATATGCTTTTACAAATTCATATAAGTGTATTGAATATAATGAAGATGGTACTAGTGTTCATCCTCAACCACATTGTGTAAAGACGGAAGGAAAATTCTATATTCCTAATGAGTCGTGTGTAATTAATATTTTAACAAGTGGTAAGAAAAATAATGTTCTTGATAAACAAATGAAGAACATTTGGAGAAATATTCATGCGATGAATTCGTATTGTGGATATTCTATGTTCCATCGACTTTCACTTGGAGGTACACCTCTAAATGAAGCTTTGATCTCCCTTCATAAAATTATCCCACAGTTCAAAAATCGCAATAAAGTTCAAAAGGTTCAATGTGTTGTTTTGACTGATGGTGAAGGTAACTTTCTTGCTTACACAAAAAAAGTTAAAACTTATTTTGATGGTGTTGATGATATTCGTCCTTGGAGAATGTCTGCTAATTGTTTTATGAGAAATCGTAAGACGGGTCATACTTATCAAATTCCACTTGATTATATTGGACTTACGGATATGTTCTTGAAGGATCTTAGACAAACATTTAGTGATGTTAATTTTATTGGTATTCGTATTCTTTCTGGTAATGATCTATCGAGGCAACTTGGTCATTATTATGGACCTCTAACAACAGATAAAATGAAACTGATTTGGAAGAAGGAAAAGTCAGTGGTTATTCATGATTCTGGATATCATGCTTACTTTATGATTCAATCTAATTCTCTTCAAACGGATGATTCATTTGAAGTTTCTTCTGATGCAACTAAAACGCAGATTAAGAATGCTTTTCAAAAATCATTGAAATCTAAAAAAATGAACAAGAAAATTCTAAATGAATTTGTGGAGTTAGTAGCATGATAAATATTTTTATAGAATAGTATTTACTAAAATGTCTAGATTTGGAGATTTAATCGGTAGTAAACCAACGCCCGCACCAACACCCGCACCTACTCCAGAACCTGAGAGAGTTCTAACAGAGGTTCCTGTCGTTGAGGAGCCTCAAGCATTTTTAACTGAATATATCGCTCCATCTTTAGAGGAAATGACTAAAGATGAATTAGAAAATTATGGAAGAGAGTTGGGAGTTGAACTTGATAAAAGACACTCCAAGAGGAGAATGATTAGTGAAATTAGAGAGTTCGAATCCAATTCCTGAACTGTCTACTGAGGGGTCACAAGACCCCTTTTTCATTCTATAATAACTTCAGTTGAAACAAACAAACTACATCATGCCTCTGTCTTCTGATTATGTCCGTACCTCTCTTCAAGGACTTTACGGAGATTCAATTACAAGTGGTGATATTCGTGCCTGGTGTGCGATGAACGGTAATAACTACCAAACTATTACCAAAAAACTTGACCAATATAAGATTGGTCGTGGTAAGTGGAATCTTACCGTCCGGGAACAAATGGAGCAAACTTATCAGTCTAGCCCCAATACTCTTCCCGATCAGGAACAGCAAAACCTTATTCCCGAAAAAGATGATACCTTCGTCCAGTTTGGTAACTTCACTGATATTAAAAAAATTGTTAAGTCCGGTCTATTTTATCCTACGTTCATTACGGGTCTTTCGGGTAACGGTAAGACGTTCTCCGTTGAGCAAGCGTGTGCTCAACTTGGTCGGGAACTAATTCGTGTAAACCTTACTATTGAAACTGATGAAGACGATCTTATTGGTGGCTTTCGCCTTGTGGATGGGGCAACTGTTTGGCATAACGGACCTGTCATTGAAGCACTCCAGAGAGGAGCTATCTTGCTACTCGATGAAATTGACCTTGCTAGT